CTCAGCCCCATTCATCAACAAACACAGAGACCTGCTCTGCTTGCTGGTGGGTGCAGATGCTACCGGCGAACTGATCCTTCATTCGCTGTGGCATAAACATCGGTAGATCAATATTCCGATGTTGCTATCCGTTTTGGGAACGGATGACGCTGCGACTAAGAAGTCGCACCAGGAGTTACACTCTCACGTCTGGTGTTGAGTCACAACACAATCCTACAGTTCACTATATTTTGATCGGCTGACGGGGCCGACCTCTACTTAGTGAATCGAACTGGGGAAGGGTGCTTGTTAGACACCAACGAGTCTGTTCATCGAGACGTCACTTGACGTGATCGAAGCTGATAACTCGTTCCTTGCAAATACATGATCCTAGACAGAGCGGGGAGCACTGCTCTGCCATCCAAGGACCTATTTCTGGTTGATCTTCATCCACGAATATGGCTCTAGTATTGTGTCAGATCATGACGGTGGCGATCCGAGTCTTTCAGAACGACCGTTAAAGGACAGAAGTGCTACAACTGTCCCGATCGCTCCTAACCCACGACGATGGCACGTTCTTCAAGTTGACTTTCGACCCTTGTTGACTTTTATGATGTGCTATGAATATACCGGATCTACTATCAGAAAGACCGGCACCGTCGTGGAGAACTGGTTTCGGCAGGAGTGTTCATTTCCTGCTGATGCGGCACTAAGGCAAGCCATCAGTTTTACCGTGATTAAAGTAGAACCCCCTTACTCCACCACAATCGGTCCGGTCTTGACCGGAATCGTGGGTCGGAGAATTCTACTGTTCTTGATCGAATCTTCAAGTTCGCGTTTGGCGCTGATCAGCTCGCCATTGCCTTTATAAGACCCGAGACGTGTACCGTAGTTCACGCCGAAATACTTATTGGCAGAGGCGAGGGCAGTGTAGGTAGGACCTGCAATGCGCCAGAACGTTCCCGCGGAGGCGACCACACGCGCGAGGAATCCGTAAGTACCAGAAGCGGTACTTCCGATCGAACTAAGGACTTCGAACACGTTTCGGGACAGATCGGGACGATCAGAATTCGTGTTCGAACCGGCATTGAGAGTCCGGCTGTATTGAGTGACAGCCGGAGCATTCGTCGATGCCAGCGTGTTCAGCGTATCCATAGTAAATGCCATGGTACCCTGAAAGTCCTTAAGGAAGTGAAACACGGGAGTGCCTGCTGCAAGCACTGTCGCGGTTGTACCTTCCTGAAGAAGTGAGTTTCCATCGGAGAGTTCGATGGAGAGGTCAGTCTGCGCTTCCTTGGGCGTCAACGTCGGAGTAGAAGCAGGATCGAGACCAGCGAGGAGATTCGTGGTCGAGGCGATGCCTGCAGCGGACGTGATATACTTGTACAGCATTTGAGCTTCGGTTGGCTTGGCGCCGACGGCGCCAGAGCCGACACCAGAAAGTTGAGGTGTACGAAGAACCATTCGGTATTGAAAATACAGGTGACCAAGAGTGGCAACCGTGAATGGTCCAGGAGTCGCAGAATTGACGACGTTGGTGGTCGTTGTAGCCACGAAGACATTTCCGAACGAAAAGAATCGAGGATTCTCACCGTCATCGTTCACGAAGCGTTGCTTCGAGAACTTTTGAAGGTTTGATCGTTTGGACTTATGCGAAAATGAAAGCCAAGAATTGGCTTCGACGGAATCCTCCCAGTTCATCAGAGCACGCTCTGTGACCGAAGAGTCATCGTCATTCGCATCATAGTCGATTCCGATCTGGACAGCACCAGTGGTGCTGGTACCGGTGATCGATTTGAATATGACTTCAAATTCTTCTAGTTCGCCAGTTTCAAATAAGGCCATGATCTGTGAGCCCCAAGGGAACGAAACGACGTTCGCAGGATCTAGCGTATAAACGTCGTAAGCGAACTGGTTAGAAGGGTCAGTAACGACACTGCCAACGAACTCGCAGTGATCAAGAACAAGAGCATCGCCGCGATGAGAGAATCGCGGACGCATGCTCTTCGTGATGTGACCGAAGGACGAGGGCGCGGAAACATCACGAGACGGTGCCGATCGGCCCGTCTTAGGCGTAGTTTGGTTCATACGCGGAACGGTCTTCGCTTTTTGCTTAGGAGTAGCCCCCTGTTTCTTCTTTGTCATTAAGTCGGATTGTACCGCTGACACGACGGGACTGTTCATCGCGCTCACTTGCGCCAGTCCGTGCAGTCTCTCGACCATGTCTTCAACCTCGGTTGATCTTTCAGTGCGCGCGTTGGGCACTAAATGAACAACCGACGTTGGAAGTTGGTACGTAAATGTTTACCGGCTGGTTCTGGCCGAACGTTTTGGACTGCTACGAGCGCGACCCGCTTGTTCTTGACGTGAGAACCTGACGTAGTTTAACGACTTCGGTCGTGAGCAATGTTAGAGGCGAACAACAAACGAGCCACGAGGGACTCGCTCGATCGTCGGATCAACCGGCGGCATAGGAGGAACATTGCCGCGCAGTTTACGCAATCGAGGTCGTTCGCTGTTGGTCGACAGAACGAAACGCCACGGACGGAGATCCTCGTCGCTGGACTCCGTTACTCGACGACCCTGATAGGGCCGGGAGATAGTGAGGTCGCGAGAGTTGTATAGTCGTGCGATGTCGTTCTGTTGAGACGGTGTGATGTGGAAGGTCCAGCCGACAGGAGGTCGACAGCCCCAACCACCGAGTGACAGCGCAACAAAGAGGTTGCGGCCGCGGCACTCGCGTTTGAGTTCAAAGCTATGAAGTTCAATATATGCTTTGAGAAGATCACACTGTTTGCCGGCAAGTGAGCCGGCAACAACTTCGTCAAGAACGGCGATGTGAGGAGCCTCACCGTTCAACTTTTCCTGCTCATTGAGCTCATCAATGCCACCAACGCGAGAGAGTACTTTATTCTGGCCGAAGAAAAGACCAGTGTTAAGATAGGGTATCTCGCGGGCGTGACCACCGTAGATTGGACAATCATACGAGGTCGAGTTGATATTTGCATATCGGATATGTCTATACGTCTTCCCAACGGACATTATTAAACCGATATTGTTACCGATTTCTACGAACCAGGCGATCTCCTGTTCGTTGAATTGAGTAAGCAAATCATCACCATTGATGAGGACGCGATCGAGCCAAAACTTCGCACGTTTGTGAGTCCACTTTATGCCGAGGCTAACGTCGGTTCTCTTGCGGACCGCAAGATACAGAGCCATGTTGCAAAGGCATAGAATCACAAACGACAGTCGAGAACCCATCAACTGTGCGTTGTCTTGTGTGGCTGGAGGAAGTGCGCGCTTCAATACGAGAAAATAGCGCCCACCCACGCGAACGCGACGACCGTTGTCGTCGGCTTGTTCGGTGTATCCTTCGTGGACAAAGGTGTGTCTCACGAGGTCGTCAATCCCAACTGGGTTTTCCTTCTCTAGGATGATAGAAATGTCATCATAATGAAAGAACTCGCTGAGTTGGTCGTCGTCCCACAGTTTTCGGTTCTGAGCGATGAGTTCAAGCTCGGACTTACACTGTGAAGGCGACAGACGTTCCTTAAAGCGTCGTATGGTGTCTAGGATCTCAAACACTTCGAGAGGTGTATCACACTTCCTGAGGCGTTTGTCAAGGCTGCGGTAATGCGCGTACTCGGCTTCGGTGATCTCGGTTCTCGAGATCTCGTTGGCAGGGTAGCAAACCACATGCGGCTTGAGGTTAAACAACAACACACGACGCCAATCCAACCACTCGCTGGAAAGTGTCTCTTGCAGAATATTCGACGATAAGAACCGCGAAAGGCGATCCGTCGACTCTTTGTAATCGGCTGAGTACCATTCGAGAGGCGAACGATGGTACTGCTCCATACCGAGATACTCGCTGTCAACATCGTCGAAGGCGCCCATGCCCTCGATCTGATATTCTGCAAAATCCTGCGCACTAAACACTTGAATCGACATGACGTCCGTAGGCGAAGCTGGACGTCCGATCAGTCGGAAACACGGCATGTTCCTCAGGTACGCGTGAAGCGTACTTTGGTACATGCGTGCAATGAAATAATGCGCAGAAGGACCAGCTGTCACAGTCCGAACTTTAAGAGGTTCGAGAACGACAGCAACGCGTGCCCGGAGAAAAGGCACTTCGTCAACCACCAGTAGCTCCTGATCATAGAAGTTTTCTGGGGAATTCGGTGTCATACGACGGCGAAACTTATCGCGGAAAAATGCATTTGTACGGACGGAGCTAGTAGCAAAGTCGACGGTGTCGACAAATTGCGAAAGCTGCACGTCCATGCGAAGCAGATCCGGAGGAAGATCGTCGGGGACACTTATCTCGGTCTCGTGAGCGTCTTCGTCGGGGACGAATTCGGGCTCATCTCGCTGCCATTGGTGAAGCAGCGACATCGCGGTGTCACGATCGAGTTCGTCGAGGGTTCGCAGGCGTTGCATGCGAATCAAGACGTCCTCTTTCGGGGTGCCGTTACGTGATCGGATTAGGTTGACTGTTCCGTTTGGAAGAATGGGCGGATCGAGCCACTCATCCATGGTCCCGGTGAACGTTTCAGTGAAAACGTCACCAAGGCGGCGCGAAAGTTCGCCCGCCTGTCCACCGTCGGCTCGAGTTGTTCTGAAACTCGCCGACTGTGAAGCTTTCGCATCGAGGAACCGACTCAGGTCAGGTTCGATCCGTTTGCGAATACGAAAGAGTATTGACTCTGCGGCGTTGATGCACTCACTGACGTACGCTTGAGTCGCGCGATCGGGCGCGACCATGTTCTTTCGATGAGACTGAAGTGTCTCGTCAACGAACAAAGGCGTAGCAGGGAGCGCGGCGCGCTTCACATTATACCAAGAACTGAACAAATGTACGTTCGATCGATTGTACTTGTTCAGTCTTGCGCGAAACCAACGACGGAAGTTGCCGGACATGGGGAATGTCGGCAATAGATCACACGTCGGCTCATCGTTACGAAGAAAACGAGAGCGAGGATATGCGCAAAGGAACTTGGCGGCACGAAAGAAGTCTGACTCGGAGAGTCGGAGAAGAATCGGATGCCACTGTTTCACAAGGTCAAAAACAGCGTTCTTGGGACAATCGTGGTGCGTAAGCACTGACACGAAGCCTCTTAAGATACCCCACGACCGATCATGTCGTGAAGGTAAATCGCTCGCAAGCAGACCATCAAAAGCTTGTTTTGACGTCAACTTGACCACGAGCTGGCGAGCTTGCTCGCTTATATCGTTCATTTTGACACTAAGGACCCTTGTGGTCCGTTTTATCCCCGATGAATCGGGCGCCAGTGAAGATTGATTAAATTCAGT